CACGAGCGAGAGCGAGGACGAGGCATGAGCGAAAGCGAGACGCACAGCGAGGACCCGCGCGAAGACCTCGCGCGCATCGACGAGCCCGCTGAGGACGAGAACAGCGACCTAGCGCTCTCGGGCCTCTTCATCTCCATCGACATCTTGGCCGGGGAGCGCGGGCCCGACGGCGCACCGACGCTGCACCTGGCGATCACGCACAGCCACTCCTTGACGCCGCTTCACGTGGCGGGCATTCTGGAGCAAGCCGCAGTGAGCCTGCGCGCGAACATCCAGCAGGAGATCACGGTCGACGGCCACACCGTCCCAATCATCACAGCGCCGCCGGCGTTGCCTGCGGAGTGATGCTCCCGTGTGCCCTGCGTGCCTGGAGCTCAACGACGGGTCCGGCTGCATATGCAACGACTCGGACTGGGGTCCGGAGTGCGTTGACTACCTGCAAGAGCCGCGGCCGTCGTGAGCCGCTGGCGCACGGAGCCGATGCCCGCCTTCTGGGAAGAGACGCGCAGGCGTATCCTCACGCGCGACGCCGGGCTTTGCCGCCTGAAGTACGCTGACTGCCTGTTCTACGCTACCGAGGTCGATCACGTGGTGCCCGTATCGCAGGGCGGCAGCGACGCCGACAGCAACCTCCAGGCTGCATGCGCGCGATGCCACGCCCGCAAGACAGGCCGCGAGGCCCAGGCCGCACAGCCGCGCCGAGCCCGCGCGCCAGAGCCGCACCCCGGCATCGTACCGCCCACGGCCGGGTGCTGCCACGGTCACGCCTTCTCCGCGAACGTGGAGCTCAACGAGGGACTTGACGCGGGGCGGGACGGATGCTGTCACGGGCACGCGCGAGTGCATGGCAACCCATCATGACGTAACACCGCCACACCTAGCACGGCAGAGGTACCAGCTACAAGCAGCGAACGTCATCACGCATCAGTCGTTGCCTCTGCTCTCTAGGTCGTTGCCTCTGCTCTCTAGGTCGTTGCCTCTGCTCTCTAGGTGACGCGTACTAGCGGTAAGCGATACGAGCACGCGATCGGCTGCACCGCGACGCGCTGAGAGGATGGACCAAGAAGCGTCTTGCTCACGTGACGCATCGAGGTGTGAGCTTCCGCTCTCAGCGCTTCATGGTGCAGCGGACAGGAGACAGGATGCTGAATGCACGCGAGTGGCTGATCGTCTTGCTGATGCTCGTATGCGTGATGCAGGCCATGTTCGGGCTGGTCGGTCTCGTGACCGCACTGGCCACCTAAGCAGCCGGCACACCGATGACGGGGTAAGACTCTTCGGGGTTGAGCGCTGGTCGTCGGCACGTGCGGGTAGGTCGTTCTTCGGTTCGACTTCTGGCGGAGGTAGCTCCTCGCGGTCAGACATCCCATTCCGAGTGAGCGGCGAACGCACGCCGTCTGTCACTCGGGCGGCGGCAGGAGACGCGTCGCGCGCCCGTACAGCGCGCAGAGTCCTGCCGCCTTGACCGTAAAGCAGTAAGGGTGGCGTACTACCCCCCTCCCCGGCGCCGCAGTAGAACGGCGAGGTTAGCTCGTGACGTCGTTCTCGGGTTTCCAGGGCTCCCGGGTGTGCACCGAGGGGTGGGTTGCATGCACTCGGAGCAGCGCCGCCGCAGCTCGGCGGCCGCGGCTGGCGCGCGGTGCTCGCCGCTCATCAGTCCCCAGCACGTCGCGCCGACAGGCGGACACCGACACGGAGAGGAGGCACCGCACGTGGGCACTCGCGGACCGGCACCGAAGCCGGAGCGTCAGCGCGCCGGACACCGGACCAAGGCGTCGCGTGCCCTCGTGCTGCGCGTCCCCTACGTGATCGAACCGCCGGCGCTGCCCGACGAGAAGGACTTGCATCCGCTCGCGGTCGCGACCTACCACGCCATGGCGCAGAGCGCCGTGTCGAAGCAGTACGAGCCCTCCGAGTGGGTGCTTCTGCAGATCACGTGCGGGATGCTTAGTGAGGAGCTGCTCCCCGGGCTTAGGCGCTCAGCCGAGCGGCTGAAGGTCGTGATGCAGAACCTCGCGAAGCTCGGCGCTACGCAGCCCGACCGTCTCCGCCGCGGCATCGACGTCAGCAGGCCGGAGGGCAACGCCCCCGCGGCGAAGGACGACGTGGACGCAGACATCGCCGCGGCTATCGCGGCGGTGCGCGGTGCCTGAGCTTCTCGTACCGCCAGCCCCGGTGGTGCTGGCGCCCGACGGCTTTCCGTTCGTGCCAGAGCGGACCATCCTCCCCGCCGTCGTGCGGTGGTGCCACGAGTGGCTGATCCAGCCCGACGGCCCGCTGGCGGGCGACCCGTGGCGGTTCACGAATCAGCAGCTCGCGTTCCTCGCGCTGTGGTACGCGTACGACGCAGACGGCCGGTGGCTCTACCGCCGCGGCACGCTGCGGATGATGAAGGGCTGGGGCAAAGATCCGCTAGGCGCGGTCATGGCACTGGTGGAGCTGCTCGGCCCGAGCCGCGTCGACCGTGACTCGCTGCGCGCGGTGCCGTACCCGGCGCCGTGGGTGGACATCGCCGCGGTGTCGCGGGACCAGACGCGCACGACGATGCGACTCTTCCCGCAGCTTCTCCCCAAGCGGACGGTGGCGCAGTTTGGCCTCGACGTCAATAAGGAGATCATCTACGCGAACGACGGAGCCGGCGTCATCCAAGCGGTGACCAGCTCGCCCGCGTCGCTCGAGGGCGGGCGCTCGTCGCTCGTCCTCCGCAACGAGACGCAGAAGTGGACCAAGAGCAACGACGGTCACGAGATGGCGGAGGTCATCGACGGCAACCTCGCGAAGAGCCGCGACGGCGCGGCCCGCGCGCTCTCGCTCTGCAACGCCCACGTCCCCGGCGAGGACTCGGTCGCCGAGCGGGAGTGGGACGCGTGGCAGGCCGTACAGCAAGGCCGCGCGCGCGTGCGCGACATCTTGTACTACGCGGTCGAAGCGCCGCCTGAGACCAAGCTCGACGACGAGGACTCGCTCCGCGCGGGGCTCGTCGCGGCTCGCGGCGACAGCGAGTGGCTCGACCCTGACCGGCTGATCCACGAAGTGTGGGACCCGCGCACCACACCGAGCGAAGCGCGTCGCAAGTACCTCAATCAAGTCGTCGCTGCGGAGGACGCGTACCTCGCGCCGCATGAGTGGCGCGCGTGCGAGATGCCGGGCGAGCTAGAGCCGGGCGTGCAGATCACGCTAGGCTTCGATGGTTCCAAGACGGACGACCACACCGGCCTCATCGCCACGCGCGTCGAGGACGGGCTTGAGGTGGTGCTCGGCCACTGGGACCCGAAGCGGTGGGGCGGCGAGGTGCCGCGCGACGAGGTCGACGCCGCGGTCGCGGAGACGTTCGCCAAGTACGACGTCGTCGCGTTCTACTCCGACCTCCACCCGTTCGAGTCGTACGTCGACGCGTGGGAGCGGGAGTTCGGACAGCTCTCGCGGTTCCGCGGCCTCTGCATCGGCGCTAGCCCCAAGCACACCATCGCGTGGGACATGCGCGCGCGGTCGAAAGACTTCGTGCGGGCGGCCGAGCGGATACACGCGGAGATCGTGGACGGCGTTCTGAAGTACGTCCCCCACAGCGGGCTGACAGAGCACGCGCTCAATGCGCGGCGCCGCGTCGACCGCAACGGCGTGGGGTTCAGCAAGGAGACGCGCGAGAGCGCGCGCAAGGTTGACCTGCTCGCCGCAATGATGCTGTCTCGACTCGCGTGGCACGACTACGTGTCGCTGCCGCGGGAGAAGAAGCGGCGCCAGCGGACGGGCAAGGCGACGTTCGTTTAGGGGAGGGGAAACCCAATGAGACTGGCACGACGTACCATCGTTGCGCTCGCCGTCGCGTTCGCAGCGGTCGCGGGACCACTGGCTCCGACAGCATTGGCCGCGCCCGCCGCCATCCTTACGGTGAGCCGCACGTCGCAAGGCTGCGACCACGTTGACCCCATCGTTGCGCCGGGCGGCGCGTCGATGCACGGCCACCAGTTCTACGGCGCGGGCTCTCTGGCCCAGCCGGTCACGCCAACGACTGACACGTCTGCCAAGTTCCGCGCGCTGCCGTCCACGTGGACCCGCACGTCGAATCACAGCGGCTTCTGGATCCCGTGCCTGTTCGAGGATGGGCAGCTCGTCCCGCCCTCCCGCATCGCCGGGCTGTTCTATTACCAGTCCGTCAGCGGGACGGAGCAGCTCCCGCCCGACGGAACGAGCGGCGTGACACAGGAGGTTGGCTACCGCTGCGGCTTCGGCGGGGGCGCCGTGTACGACCTGCCGCCCGCGACGTGTCCGAGCGGCGAGTTCAACATCACCGGGTTCTTCCGCGCTGCGCGCGACTTTCACCTGACGCAGCCGTACCCGCAGATCCGCTTCTTCATCCGCTTCAACACCGGCCCGACGCTGGGCCGCCTGACGCTTGGCTCGCCGACCGGCGAGATTCCGCTGGACGCGGTGCACGCCGACTACTTCTTCGGCCACGACCGCACGAAGTTCCAAGCGTTCCTGAATCAGTGCGTCATCCCGGGCGTGGCTTGCGGCCGCGACCCGGCGGTGCTCGCGTAACCAACGAAGGAGGACGCCACATGCTCACGAACTTCCGCAGGTTGCTAGTCCGTCTCGGGCTCAAGAAGCCGAACACGCGTGTCGAGGCGGTGCTAATCAAAGCCGACGGCACCCGCATCGACTACGGCGTCGTCGCCAAGGGATGGACTGACCTTCGGTCCAAGAAGGAGTAAGACATGGCAACCGTTCTCACCAACGTCGGCGAAGACTGGGCGGCCCAGCGGCTCGCCGGTTCTGGCGCGCTGTCTTCCAATGCGGGCTCCCACATCGGCGCAGGCACCGGTGTGGGCGGCGCAGCCAAGGGCGACACCGCACTCGGCACCGAGGTCGGCTCGCGAGTCGCGACAACCGTCTCCGTGACGGGCTCCGGCGCGACCGCCAAGTACCAGGCCGTCGCAACGTGGCTGTTCGACGCGACGCGGGCCATCACCGAGATGGGCTTGCTCAGTGCGTCGTCTGCGGGCTCGCTGTTCGTGCGCTCCGACTTCGCCGCCATCAACGGCGTGTCCGGCGACAGCATCCAGTTCACCGTTACCATCGACCCCTCGTAAGGAGCACGCATGAAGCTGGACCGCGCAACGCGGCTCGAGATGCTGGAGAACTGGCGGGCGCTGCCCGTCGTTCGCATCGGCGTGCCCAACATCGTCGGCTTTCGTCGCGACGGTACTCCCATCTGGGAGATCGGCGGCGCGGGCGACACGAATAACTACCGCTCGCCGCTCATGCAGCCGCCCGCTGTTGACCTCGCGGCGATCACGCTGTCGACCACGCAGAAGATGCTGTGGACTCCGGGCGTTACGTCGCCGACCATCTTGCCCGCGAACTTCTGGAGCATCGGCAAGGCGGTCAAGCTGACGGCCTTCCTCAAGGTCGTTACGGCCGCAACGCCGGGAAACTTCACCTATGGTATGGCGTACGGCGCGGCAGACGCGCCCGCTGCGAACGTCGTGGGTGTCGCGCGCGCGGCAGTGGCGGCTGTTACGGTCGGCGCGATGATGGAGGGCTACGCAGTCGCACGTACGCTGGGGTCAGCGGGCACGCTCTCGATGTGGGGCAAAGTCTCTGTCGACCTTGCGGGCATGCTCTCGACGAGCCAGCCTATTCTCTTCCCGTCGGGCGGCACGACCGTCGTCTCGACCATCGACACGACTGTCGCCACCAACGGCGTCTACTTCCAGGCCGCGCGCTCCGGTTCCACAGCGGAGACGATTCAAGCGGTTGGCTTGGTCATGGAAGCGGTCAACTGATGTGGGGCGGACACTCCTCGTAAACAGCGCGCACCACCCGCCCATCAAGGGCCCGCCGCTCGTGCGGCCGAACATGCAGCGAAGCGCGCCGTCGTACTTGCACGTCGCGAACCTTGGCGACTCGGCGAACTTGCCCGTCGGCGGGACTGCGACAAACCCGGACTCGCGGAACACGACCGACGCGGCGAGCTACGCCAATACGTCGTGGACCCCGCCCGCCTCAGGGCTGCTCCTCGTCGCGGCGCTCTGCAGCTTCGTCGGCGGGGCGAACACTCCGACCGCTGACCACAACGGCGTGGCGCTCACGCAGGTCGCGACCGTTGCGTTCGGCACGGACTGGCGGCTCACGCTCTTCGCGGCGGACTGCGCGGCGCTCTCGACGGGCGTTACGACGTTCGACTTCGCGGGGCAAGTGCAGCGCAACGGCGACTTCATGTTCGCGCACGTGCCTGACGCTGACCTTACGGCCGGCGTTGCTGGCGCGATCATCCAGTCGCCGACAAGCTCCGGCACCGGGACGTCTGGCTCTGTCGCACTGGCGGCGCCGGGAAACGACTGGAACCGCACGTTCGCGACGTTCGCGCACTTCGCCTCGGAGCAGGAAGACGCTCGCTCCGGCTGGTGGCGAGTGGACCACTGGATCTCGACTGGCCCGCTGCGCGCGATGCACACTGCCTGGCGCGAAGAGATGTTCGATCCCGCGGCCTCCGCGTCGTGGGCGACGAGCGCCGCGTGGGGCGGCATCGCGATAGAGCTGAAGGCGAAGCTCCCGCTCACCGGCACGCTGTACCAGCAGGCCGTTGACGCGACGCTCACTGCGCTCGCTGCGCTGACGCTCATGACGGGCGCCGTACGCAACGTAGCCGCGACGTTCACCGCAGCGATACTGCGAACTACGTCAAAGGTGACGGCAACCGCAGCGACGTTCGCCGCGGCCGTCGCGAAGTTCACAACGACGGGCGCGCGTGCGGTCGCCTCGACATTCACGGCAGCCGTCGCGAAGCAGGCTCGCACCACGCGCGCGATCGGCTCAACGCTGACCACCGCGGTCGCGCGGCAGACGGGGAAGCTCGTCGCCGTAAGCCTCACGGCCGGCGTCGCTGTCGCGCGGCGGGCAGGGAAGCTCGTCGCCGCAGGCCTCACGGGGGGCATGGCGCTAGTACGCCAGACTGCTGCGACGAAGGCGCTCGGCATGACTGGCACCGTGGCGCTGGCGCGCCAAGCTCGTAGGATAGTCGCTGCGGGCCTCACGGGCGCCCCAGTGGTCCTGAAGCGGGCAGGCCGCATGCTGGCAGCCGGGCTCACAGCGACGCCCGCAGTGGCTCGCAGAACAGCCCGGACGCTTGCGCTCGGGATGACCGCTGCGGCCACCGCAGTCGGCAACTTCGTCGCGGGCGGCGGGACGCTGTTCTTCCAGGCCGCGAACGCGTCCATGACGACTAGCCTCGCGGTCGTGCGCGACACGCGGAAGGCGATCGCTGGGGCGCTGACCGCAGCGCCCGACATCGCGAAGCGAACCGCGCGCACCGTCGCAGTCGGGCTCGCAGCCGCGGCCAGCGTGGTCGTGACCACCGGCCCGCAGGTGTTCCACAAGGCGATCGACGTTTCGCTCTCGCTGGCGCCATCGCTCGTAGCCGCGTTCATCCGCGCGCCGCTGGCGGTCATCAAACGGAAGTGGCGGGAGACGCTGTTCCGCGGCAGTCGCAAGGGCATCCGCCTGGGCGCGCCGGAACCGCGGCACGGAACGGAGCCGCAGGCGGACACGTTCGCGCGCTGGCTTGACGACGAGCTCGACTGAGAGAGGAACGCATGACGACGATTCTGACCGCGGCAGAAGTTCCCCAGTGGGTGAACCGTTTGATCGAGTACCGCGCACTGGAGGCGACTCGGCTGGACGTCATCTACTGGTACCTCCGCGACCCCGACATCGGCGAGTCACAGCGCACCCTCACGGGGCAGGCGCAGGGCCCGCTCCGCTGGCTGAACAGCGGCGTTCCGTCAGACGTCAAGCGGCTGGCGGAGATGGCGCGCGTGAACATGCTGAAGTTCGTCGTTGACGCGACGGTTCAGGTCATGTACGTCGACGGGTTCCGCGCGCCGAAGCAAACAGCAGAAGACCCGGCGTGGGACACGTGGCAGCTCAACCGGATGGACGCGCGGCAGATCGGTGTGCACCGCTCGGCGCTGAGCTACGGCGCGTCGTACGTGGTCGTCCTCCCCGGCGACCCGGTGCCAGTGCTGCGGGGCGCGTCGCCGCGGAAGCTGACAGCGGTGTACGGCGACGACGATGACTGGCCGGAGATCGCTCTCGAGCGCCGCCGCTCCGCCAAGAAGGACACGGTGCTCTACCGCCTGTACGACGCGCAGTCCACTTGGTGGGTGGAGGTCGCAGGCAGCGACGGCAAGCCGGTCGTGACGAAGGAAGAGGCGCACGACGTGGGCCACGTGCCCATCGTCCGCTTCCTCTCAAGCGTTGACGACGACGGCATCATCACCGGCGACGTTGCGCCGCTCATCCCGCTGCAGGACCAGATCAACGTGACGACCTTCGGGCTGCTCGTGGCGCAGCACTATGCTGCGTTCCGCCAGCGGTACATCATGGGCTGGGCTGCGGAGACGGAGCAGACGGCGCTCACGGCGTCGGCCAAGAAGCTCTGGACGTTCGAGGACCCAGACGTGAAGGTCGGCGAGTTCGGACAGACTGACCTCAGCGGCTACATCAACTCGCGCGAGGCTTCGCTCCGTCACCTCGCGACCATCTCGCAGACGCCCGCACACGAGTTGCTCGGGCAGCTCGTCAACCTGTCGGCGGAAGCGCTGACGGCAGCGGAAGCGTCGCACCGGCGGAAAGTGCTGGAGCGGCAGACGACGTTCGGCGAGGGCTGGGAGCAAGTGCTGGAGCTCGCCGCGACGATTCAGGGCGCGCCGTCCGATGCGATGGCGTCCGTTCGCTGGCGAGACACAGAAGCTCGTTCCATGTCGCAGATGGCCGACGCGCTGGGCAAGCTGGCGCTGACCCTCGGCGTCCCGCCGCAAGAGCTCTGGGAGAAGATCCCTGGAGTGTCGCAGCAGGAAGTGGAACGCTGGAAGGCGGCGGCGTCAAAGGACGACGCGATCGGCCAGCTTACGGCAGTCCTTGACCGGCAGAGCGCAGCGGCGCCGGTGGCGGAGTGACCTCCGCCGCTGGTCGCTTGCTGACCGCGCAGTACCAGGCGGGGCAGGTCGCGCTCAAGGCGCAGATGGTGCGGGACTCCGCGCGCATCTGGGCTGCGTGGCGCGGGACCAGCAAGGCGGAGTGGAACCGCATGGTCGCTCTCGCTGTTCCGGTGATCCGCGCGCGGCACTCGACTTCGGCTGGCGTTAGCGCTCGCTACTTCGAGACGCTGAGCGCGATCGAGACCGGGCGCCGGCAGCACGGCGAGCTTCCGCCCCCGCTCGACGAGGGCGTCATCGCGGACAGCCTCGCGGCGACCGCTCTCGTGAGCGTGTACCACGGGCGGCAGCGCGGGATGACACTCGCCGCGGCCAAGCAAGTCGGGTTCGTCCGGCTCGCGGGCGCAGCTTCGCGGCTCGCCCTGGCGGGCGGGCGCGACGCGGTGCTGGCCTCGGTGCAGACTTCCAACCGTGCCGTCGGGTACGAGCGGATGACAAGCGGGCAGGCGTGTGAGTTCTGCGCCGGGCTCGAAGGGGACCACTCGCAGGACGAAGCGTTCCCCGCGCACGACCACTGCGCATGCGTCGCGCAGCCGGTGTTCAGCTAGACCGGAGGACGGACCGACCGTCCCTCCCGACACGGGAAGGAGCAGACAGTGGCCGACAAGGACACGGAGCAGGAAGCCGGAGAGGGCACCGGCGACCAGAGCACCGACGGCGAAGAGGCCGTCACGGATTACAAGGCGGAAGCGGAGAAGTGGAAGGCGATGAGCCGGAAGCACGAAGCGACCGCCAAGAGCAACGCCGCCGCAGCCAAGCGAGTCCAGGAGATGGAGGACGCTTCCAAGTCTGACATCGAGAAGGCTCAGGCCGCGGTGGTCGCAGCGGAGAAGCGCGCGGAGAACGCGGAAGCGAAGGCCGCACGTTTCGAGGTGGCACTCGAGAAGAAGGTGCCGTCGAACCTGATGAAGTTCCTCACGGGCTCCACGCCTGAGGAGATCGCAGCTTCGGCGGACGAGTTGCTCGAGGCGATCACGCCGGCCGACACGGGCGGAACCCCCACCGGCAAGCCGAAGGAAGCGTTGCGCGCAGGCGCAGCGGGAGCCGACGAGGAGCCGGTCGAGATGGACCCAGCGAAACTGGTCGCAGACGTACCGCGGCTGTAACGCGGGTCCCGACCCGAAGGGACAAGCAGCATGACCATTGCAGTCCTCAAGGCCCAGCAGATCGTTTCGGCTGGGCTTGGGTTGCTGGAGCGGGAAGCCACGCTTCCCCAGCTCATCTGGCGTGACGCGTTCGGTGACTTCACCGGCGCGCTCAACGACACGATCAGCGTCCGGCTCCCCGCCTACGCGACAGCACGCACCCGCGCGCTGCGCTCCGGCGCCGCACGTACCCGCGACTCGCTCGCCGAGACGAAGGTTGACGTGACGCTGGACACCGACATCTACAAGGATGTCAGGATCACCGATGAAGAGCTGACGCTCGACATCGCGTCGTTCGCCACCCAGGTCTTGAACCCCGTCCTGAACAGTCACGTTCAGAAGATGGAAGACCTCGTCGCCGCGGAGATGACCAACGCCACCTACGCGAAGACACTGGTGCACGACATCTCCGACGCCAAGCCTTACGTCGACATCGCGCTCGCAGCCCGCAAGGCGCTGAACGATGCGCGCGTGCCGTCGCAGGGCCGGTCACTCGTGGTCGGTTCGACCATCGAGTCGGAGCTGCTCCAGGACGACAAGTTCATCCGGGCCGACTACCTGGGCCAGACCAACGCCATGCGCGAAGGTCAGATCGGCCGGGTTGCCGGGTTCGACGTGTTCCCGTCGTCCGCCATCGCCCCTGACGAGGCGTACGCGTTCCACCGCACCGCCTTCGTCATGAGTCAGCGCGCCCCAGCCGTTCCTCAGGGCGCGCCGTTCGGAGCCACGCAGTCGTACAAGGGCTACGCCCTGCGCGTCGTGCGGGTTCTCGACTCGGCGACCATCGAGGACATCCTCGCCACCGACTCCTGGGTCGGCCTGGACACCGTGAAGGACAGCGGGTACTTCGACGCTGCCGGGCGGTTCTGGCCGGTTGAGGCTGCGGTCGGCGCGGCTGTCACCATCGCGTCGTCCACCGGCACAGTCGTCACGAACACGGGCACCAACGGTTTCGCCGCTGGTGACCGCATCACGTTCACGGCGCTGACCGGCCCGACGAACGTCGTCCTCAACCGCGAATACTTCGTTCTCGCCGCGTCCCTTACGGCGACCACGTTCACCTTCGCGGCCACGGTCGGCGGCGCGCCCATCACGCCGGCGCCGGTGTTCACCGCTGGCACCGTCAGCAAGAACGGCGCTGCGCTCGTCACGCGCGCAGTGAAGATCACGTCGCAGGCGTAAGCCTGACGGCCTGAGGGTGCAGGGGCTCGCGTCCCTGCACCTGACTGGCTGGAAGGAGTGGGAAGCATGGCAGACAGGTACGGCACCGCCGCAGCGGTCAAGACACGCACCGGCGTTCAGCCCACAGACCTCGGGCTGGCGGACGACGCCGCCCTCACTGCGTTCCTGGAGGGGACGCTGAACGAGGTCACGGACGTGATGGACCGGAAGATGCGGCAGACCTACCTCACCGGCGTTGTACCCGCGGGGCTCGACGGCATCGCGAACGACGCCGCGGCCGACGCAGTGCGGACCATGATGGTCTCGCGCCAAACGCCCGTAGTGCGGATCGACGACTTCGCTGTGCGACAGATCACCGCACGCGTCCTCGCGCCGGACATCGTCGAGCGGCTGCGGCTGTACGCCGCAGGCGGAGGCGTCGCGTCGTACGACGTGATCCAGGAGGAGCTGGCGCCGGCGAGCTCAACCGTTGGAATCGTCGTCCTGGACGAAGGATGAGGCGACGCGGCGGCTCGGTCGATGTCTACTTCGAGGTGGACTCCGGCGAGCTAACGCGCAAGATGCGGCACGTCGATGACGCCATCGAGCGGCTCGTCATGACGGTGTCCATGGAGCTCGCCGAGGAGCTGGAGTCGGAGGGCGGCCAGGTCGCAGCGCCGCTGGGCGACAACTGGAACGTCGAACGCGGCGTGTTCAGCGCGACGGTGCAGGCACCGAGCGACGCGTGGTGGGCGCACTTCCTCGCACGCGGCACGCGCGCGCACGGCCCGAAGTCTGAGTCCGACCGCCTGGTCTTCACGACGGCGGATAACGGCGTGGTCTCCGCTGACTTCGTGGCGGGCATCACTGCGAACCCGTTCGACGACCGCGCCCTCGCGCGCACGCGCGGCCGGGTAGACGACATCTTGAGGAGGCTGATGCGCTGATGGCTGCAGAGCTGGCCGAAAGCGTAGAGGCGATCACGGAGGCACTCCGCGACGCCGTAGAGGCGATGGTCGCAGCGCCAGGCTCGCCCATCGCTGACGTGAAGTCTGTCGTGCGCGGCGACCGCGCGCGCCCCATGCCCGACTTGCCCTCGGTGTGGATCGTGCCGCAGCTCGCGCAGATGGATCAGGCGACGTACGGCGAAGAGACATGGTCCCTCCCAGTCTCCATCGCCGCGCTCGTCCAGGGCGACACGCCCGAAACAGCTGGTCGCGACTCGCAGCGCATCGCGGCTCATGCCCGTCGTGCCGCGCTGCACGCAAGAGAAGCGGCCGCGAGCAACGGTGCGGAGGTCACGGACATCGTGTCCGAGAGCTTTGACCCCACTGCCCGCAATAGCGAGCGAAACCGCACGCTGTTCTGGACGGAGGCCGTTGTTCGTGTCACCTTCACGGTGAACGAGTGAAAGAGAGGTACGCATGACCAAGTACGCGGGCCGCGAGATCACCATCGCGGTCGAAGACGCGGCGACCAAGACGCTGGCAACTTCAGCAGCGGCAGACGACATCATCGACACCACGACTCCGCACGGCTTCGCCATCGGCGACGCCGTCGTATTCGAGACGCTGACGGGCGGTGCAGGACTGACGGTGGGTCAGGTCTACATCATCATTGCCACGTCGTTCGCTGCGTCGTCGTTCATGGTGTCGCTCCTCGGACCAACCGGAGCGCCGGTCAACTTCACGACCGACGCAACCGCGGGCACCGTTCGCAGGTTCTCGAAGATCGGGCAAGTGACGACCCTCGGCAACCCAGGCAGCTCGCGCGACCTCATCGACGCTTCGGCGTACGGTGATCTCTGGAAGGACTACGTCGTCGGTCAGCTCGACGGAAGCGAGATGGACCTGGAGTTCGCGCTTGACCCCGCGGACACAGGGCAGGACAACGTGGTCGTCGTGTACAACGCGGGCGTTTCCAAGCGCTACGTGATGCGGCACGACCTCGCGGCGTTCGCTGTCTCGTTCCCCGCGCTGATGACGAAGCTGGAGCGAGGCGGTGAGCGCGAGGGCTTGCTCGTCATGGCCTGCTCGCTCAAGGTCCTCAACCCCGGCGTCGTCGACGTCTACTAAGCATCACAACGGCGGGGGAGCTTCGGCTTCCCCGCTGCACCGGGGCTGATGGTCTTCGACCCCCTGCCGGAAACCGGCGCGCCGCCCGACGGCCGCAGGTGAACGAAAGGCGCGGGGCACGCGGGTTCGATTCCCGCCAGCTCCACGACATAAGCCCGCGCGGTGAACCTCCTAACTCGGCAGAGCGGAGCGGGAGCGAAGAGGCCGCGGCCTCGGACTCGGCAGAGCGCGCAGGACCACGTACCGGAGGACAGGAGGAAAGGCATGGAAGAGAAGCGCGTACTGACTCGCGACGAGGTCATCGCCGCGATCGAGAAGCGCCACACAGAAGTCGAGCGCATCGCCGTTCCCGAGTGGGGCGGCGACGTTTGCGTTCGGCGCATGTCGCCGGAGGACATCGAGAACAGTGGCCTCGCAGACCAAGCGCCGGGCCGCCCCAAGGCGGGGCTGTTCGCGAAGGTCATGGCGGCGGCGCTGACCGACGAGAGTGGTGAGCCGCTGTTCGACGAAGAGAGCGCAGCGGTGCTGGCGAAGGCGGACATGATTACCGCGGCCCGCGTGTTCACCGAGATCCTCAAGGTGAACGGCTTGTCAGACGACGAGCTTGAGGCGGCGGTGCAGTCTTTCGACAGAGCCCAGCACGCGGCGCCCTCTTCCGTCTGAGCCTCGCGCTGGGCATCCCCGCGCGCGAGCTGGACAAGCGGATCACGGCGCGCCACTTGATGGAGTACGTCGCGTACGAGCGTGTTCACGGGCCGCTGCTGATGCAGGACCGGCTAGACGTCATCGGCGCGCAGATCACGTGGGCGATCGCTGCGCTGGGCGGCTCGCACGCGGAGCCTGCTGACTTCCTCCCTGTGTGGGACGAAGCGGCCCGCGAGCAATCGGACGACGACATCATCGCGGCGATTCGCGCGATCCAAGAACGCAAGAAGGAGAACGAGTGACCGTAACCGCCCTGGACATTCTGGTCCGCGCGCGCGACATGGCAAGCCGCACCATCAACGGCGTGTCTGGCGCGGGCAAGCGGCTTGACAGTACCCTGTCGGGGAGCGCGAAGACGACGTCCAAGCTGGGCGGGTTCTTCGGCTCCGCGGCGGGGAAGCTGTCTGGCGTCATCGCTGGCGCGTACGCCGCGAAGAAGGCGTTCGACTTCGGGAAGGAAGCGATCGCTAATGCGGAGGACGCGCGCCGCAGTATGTCCAGCTTCCACGACTCGCTTGACCGCACGGGCCAGCTCGCGGCCATCAACGAAACGAAGTTCAACGACTGGCTGCAGGGCATGGGCGAGAGCATCGGCCAGGACGACGAGGACCTGCGCGACCTCGCGACGGCGCTGACATCCGTGTTCGACTTCAGCAAGCTCAAGGGGGACGCGACCGCGAATCTGGAGCTCATGTCGCGGAGCATCCAAGACGTGAGCACCGCGACCGGTCGCTCGGCGGGGCTGGTGAAGCGCGCGTTCATCGCGCTCGCCAACGACCCCGGCTCGGCCGTGACGCAGTTCCAGAAGCTGGGCGTCGTGTCCGCCGCGCAAGCCGTGAAGTTCAAGAAGATGGCGGCCGCGGGCAAGGGCGCTGCTGTCACGCAGCAGATCCTGACCATGACTGGCAAGCGGTACGCCGGCGCCGCGGCTGCGAACACGACCGCCAGCGACAAGCTCGCGACGGTGTGGGAGAACATGAAGGAGTCGCTCGGCAACTTCTTGCTCCCCATCTTCGAGAAGGGCGTCGAGCTGCTGACCTCGTTCGTCGGCTGGTTCCGCAACTTCACCGCGGGGGTGCAGAGCGGCGTGAAGCCGACAGGCGTTCTTGGCGCGGTGCTGAGTACGCTCGGCGACGTGTGGGCCGCCATCGCTCCGTTGCTGGCTGCGCTGTTCAACCTGTTCAAGAAGCTCTGGCCTGTCATCAAGCTGGTCGTCGGCGTCTACATCCTCATGTGGGCGATTCAGCTCAAGGTCGCCGCGGTCATCATCACGCTGGTGGCGAAGGCGCTGACGCTTGTCATCCGGCTCGTAACGTGGGTCATCGGCAAGATCAGCGCGCTGGTCGGCTGGCTCGGCGACAAGCTCGGGCCGGTGTTCAAGACCGTCGCGGGCATCGCGAAGGGCGCGTGGGAGACCATCAAGGGCGTGTGGGACGGGGCCAAGGCGTTCTTCTCCGGCATCGGCGACGGCATCCTCGCGGTCTTCAAGGGCGTGTGGAACGGCATCGCGGCCGCGTGGAATAACACCATCGGCGCGCTGTCGTTCCGGCTGCCGTCGTGGATCCCGGGCATCGGCGGCAAGGGGTTCGACGTGCCGAACATCCCGACGTTCATGGAGGGCGGCATGGTCGGGCGCACCGGGCTTGCGGTCGTTCACAAGGGCGAGGTCTTCAGCGGCGTCAAGGGCGGCTTCGGTCCGTTCGGCAAGGGCGCCGGCACCATCGCGGTGAGCATCGACCGCCGCCGGTGGGTCGCGCAGTCCGAGTTTGAGACGCAGTACCGGGGCTACTGATGGCCTGGTCGATCGACCTCCTTGCGCTCGACGGCTTGACCGAAGCGGTTCACCACGCGCCGTACAAGACCGCGCGCGTAACGTGGGCGAAGGACGGGCCCGGCGCTGTCGAGATCGAGCTGACGGCGGCGCACGCAGCGAGCGGCATCTGGCTCCCTGGTCAGCGGCGCGTGCGCGTGAATAACGCCGCGGGGACCACGAAGTTCGCGGGCTGGCTTGGGCGGCTGGAGCGCAGCGGCTCGCCGGACGCGCCGACGTACCGCGCGGCAGCGAAGGGCCTCGCGTCCATCCTAGAGAAGCGCGTGGTCGTTGGCGACTTCTCGCAAGTGTCCGTCGTGGGGACCACTATCGCGACGGCGCTCCTCGCACACATCGACGCGCAGAGCAACGACCAAACGAACTTCACCGTCGGCGCCATCACCGGCACGGCCGCGACGCTCACCCGCTACTTCTGCGACGGCGACATCATCATGGACGCCATCAACGAGCTGGCGAACCGCGAGTCAGGCGGGTTCCAGTGGGAGCTCACGCCCGCAGGCGCGTTCACCGCGTGGGTCGGCGGCCGCGGCACCGACTACTCTGCGACGAAGACGCTGGCACCGGGCGACGTGAACGACTGGAACTTCATCGCGGACGAGGAGTCGACTGCCACCTACGTCATGGGCATCGGCGACCGCAACGACGATCAGCCGTGCGGTGCCCCGCTGCAGGAAGTCTTCGACACGCTGCGCACCACGCGCGGCCGCCTGGAGGTCGTCACGTCGTCGGACTCGCTGACGGACGCAGAGCTCATCGAGATCGCGGAGGACGAGCTGCGCGCGCGGGTCGCGTCGCGGTCGCACCTCACGGCGTCGTGGATCGAGGACAACCCGAACGCGCGGCCGTGGACATTCGGCACCGTCTGGCTTGACGACATCGTCAAGGTAGCAGCGGGCGCAGAGTTCGGCGGGGACCAGAACATGCGCTGCGTGTCTGTCAGCATCACGCTGGAGCCCGGCGTTCACGAGTTCGTGGAGATGGAGTTCGAGGCTGCGTAAGCCTCCCTAAGCGGCGCGGCTAGTAAGGCCTAGGAAACACCCTCGGGCTCGGGCTCGGGGCCACACGGGGCCCACAGGGCCCAGAATGGTGCTCCAGGAGGAGGACAGGCGGTGGCAGGTAACAGGGTTCAGCGTAGCGGCACCGCCTACACAGCGAAGGACGCTGCTCGGCGCCACAAGCGCCCGTGCCGTAGCGCGCCGTCTACGCCCGGCAGCGTTGCCGTCGTCTTCCGCCGCATCCAGCGGAAGGGCAAGCGCGTCGCGTGGAACGCCATCGTCACGTTCAACGCAACGACAACGGACGTGGCGTCGCGGCCCATCACCGTTGAGCTCTACCAGGCCCAGCTCCGCTACACCGACGCGTCGGGCGTGCCCATCACGATCGACGGTTCCGCCGACGACGTCGAAGTCGAGACGCTGCCGGGCGACGACACGCCCCGGCGCATCGTGTTCAAAGACTTGTCACGGCCGCGGCAGTGGTACGTGCAGGTGCGGCTCCGCACGCTGAACCGCATCCACGGCGGGCGCTGCTGGTCGGCGTGGTCAGCGTGGACGACGCCAGCGGTGCAGCCCTCGAGCGGCGCCCTCTCCGGCCCGGGCGCGCCTGCCGGCGTCGCGCTGACGATCGATCGCGTGGAGGGCACTGCGCGCTACCCGTGGCGAGGCCGCGCCGTCTGGAACGAGCTGACCACCTGGTCGCCGACGGACGACGACGGCATCGTCGAGGTGACTGACTATCACGCTCAGCTCGCCTGCTCGCACGACGCCGGCACGTCGACGGCGAACACGCGAAACATGCACGTCCCTGCGGATCAGTCGCTCACCACGAATAAGGCCGACTTCTTCAACCTCCGCGGCAAGTACCACTACCGCATGCGCGTTCGCGCGAAGGATGCCGACGGCGTGTGGGGCTCGTACTCTGGATGGACCGCGTGGGTGTCACCAGGCGGCGTGCCGAACCCCGTCACCGGCCTGACGTGGAGCAACCCCACGCCTGCAACGCTGGTGGCGAAGTGGACGCAGCCCGCGAACATGCAGAACGTGGACCGCTACCACGTCCGCGTGTTTCGTCAGCCGGGTTCGGTGCTGGTTGACGACGGCTACACCGGCGCGACGCGCTGGCGGTACGAGATCCCCAAGGCCGACCGCGACAACGCGCATAAGGTTCGCGTCAACGCGGAGGAACCCATCCCGTTCACCGACGCTGACGCCGGCGCGACAGGGCAGGCGGCGCCGGACGCGTCGAGCGACACCGACTCCGGCGACACGACCAACGACGCGTGGAGCATCGAGACGCGAACGACCGGCACGCGCATGGAGCTCACGCCGGAAGGCCTGCGGACGATCGAGAGCGGTGCTGTCGACGACGTCGTGACCGCGGAGCTGCTCCCCGACGGCAGCTCGTTCGGCGTGGTCGGCATCGGCGAGGTCGTCTCAGACAACGTCGTCTCGGTCAACCGCGAGACACGGCAGCGATTCATTGACCCTGTGTACGGCAGCGACGACACTGGCAACGGGCTCGCGCCCAAGGCCATCGTGGACACCTTCAACCGCGTTTCGTCCAACGGCTGGGGTGAGTCTATGTCGGGCGGCTGGGCTGAGAAGACGCTGCAGACCAGCGCGGCGGCAGACGACATCATCGACTGCACCGCGCACGGGCTCGTCGTGGACCAAGCGGTCGTGTTCACCAACCTGACAGGGGGCGCGGGCCTCACCCCGGGCGTGGTCTACTTTGTCACAGCAACCTCCTTCGGTGCGAACACGTTCCGCGTGTCGGCGACGAGCGGCGGCGCGGACATCAACTTCACCACTGACATCACTGCGGGCAACGTCATCCCTGCAGACTTCCACGCCTGGGACATCTACGAGGGCACCGCTTCTAAGTTCACGACGGATCGCACGGGCGGCGGGCGCGCGCGCATGGCGCTCGGCGCGTCAGATTCGCTCGGTATCTGGGCGCGGTCAGGCGGCATGTTCGACGAGGTCGTCACCAAGGTGCAGGCGGACAAGATCCCGGCTACGGCCAACCTCCGCATGGGCGTGGTGTTCCGCGCCCACGACCAGGGCGGCGGGTTGCTGAACGGGTACTGGGCACGCATCCTCGTGGCAGCGGGCGGCGGCGTGCCGACCATGGATGTCCTGCGGCTCGAGGGTGCAACTTCCACAGTCATCGCCACCGCGGTCGCGCTGCCCGACGGTCAGAACTTCGCAGCAAACGCGGACTGGAGCATCCGCGCGCAGTGCTTCTACGACTACGAGGCCGGCGCGACGACCGTCCGCATGAAGGCGTGGAAGTCGTCGGGCGCGGAGCCCTCCACCTGGTCGTACTCCGTGACAGAGGACGGCAGCGCAGCGGTCCACATCCTCAACTACCAGCGCGGCGGCAGCATCGGCTTCCGCACTCTCACAGGCGCGATCACGAACACCATCCTCACCGTGAGCTACTCCGCCTTCACGTACAAGATGCTCGACCCGGACTTGCTCGCGGCGGACTCCAGCTCGGCGGCGGCGGGCGACTACGACATGGTCTTCCCTGTCGGCGCTGAGCCGTACCAGACGCTGGAGCGCGCACTGCGCGACGTGCCTTCGTACAATCAGGCGCGCGTCTTCATCAACTACCACAACGGCTGGGACGTGCGGGGCAAGGGGCTGCAGGAGTCTGACGAGCCGCGCACGTACCTCGACGGGTTCGTTGGCGGCGGAGAGATGTTCCTCACCGGCGCCGGCGGCCGTATCATCGGCGGCCTTATCATCAACGGTTGCGCGCACTGGATCCAGTCGAACGGACTGATCTTCTCCGACTCCGGCGGTGGCAACCTCGTGGAGTCTGACGCGACCATCCGTGTGAACGCGTCGCGCCACATCGAGGTCATCAATAACCGCATCCAGTCCAACGGCGTGGCCACCCGGTGTATCAACTTCACGCAGTCGTCGGGCGGCATCGTTCGGCTGACGCAGCTCAACGGCGCAGCGCGCGCGGTGACGGCTGGTGAGGCATCGGTCATCCAGTGCTACGACAACCGTGGCGCGGGCAGCACCTCTGGCTACCAGGCCAACTCGGGCATCATCATGAGCCAGGGTTCGGCTCCCACGGGCGGCTCCTCGGCCTCCAACTCGGGCAAGATATTCGCGTCTGTGACCAACGACGCGCCGACCAGCACCGACGGCGGCACTGCGCCGCCCACGTCGACGAAGCGCACGAAGTCGTGGAAGGCGATCGGCGGCTCGACGTATGGGCTGACGTTCAATACGTGGTCGCCGGGTGACGCGACGCAGGGCGCGTACGGCGGCGGGCAGAATCACAAGGGGATGTGGCGCTTCCCGGATGGCGTGCAGTCCACGCTGACGGGCAAGACCATCGACTCAGGGACCATCACCGTCCGGCGCCTAACGACAGGCGGCACGTCCGGGCCGCAGCCCATCTACCTCTTCACCGCGAACACTAACGCCCTGTCAGGCGGCGAGCCGGGCATCACGTCCGGGCCCGTCTTGCTGGGCTCGCTCGCGTGGGGTGACAGCAAGACGTTCCGCATCCCGAAGTCGCTGCTGGACGACCTCAAGACGGCGGTCGGCGGCAAGACACGGCTGCTCGGGCTCTACCAGTCGGACGGTTCGCCGTACGTCATCTGCGGCCCGCAGCCGGTCCTGAAGGTGACGTACCACTAGGACGTGGGCCGGTCGAGCGGCGGAACGTCCTCCCTGCCGCTCCCGGCCCGCGACTTCTGAAGGAGGACATGGTGCAGGCGTACTGTGAGCATGCCGTCGTGCGGCGGCGTGAAGCGCACGGCCCGCACACGCCGCTGATCGTGTGGCGGTGCGAGGACTGCGCGAAGATGTTCCAGCCGAAGGGCAGCCTTCGGCGGAGGTGGCGAGCGTGGCGAGAAGCGCGACGCTTGCGTCAAGAGAATCGAAAGGTGGAGGAACGGATGAGCGATACGATGCTGCGGTACCGAGTGAGGCATGGGTCGCAGACCTACGCCCAGCTTTCGCCGTCGCTGCTGCGCAAGCCCGCCAACGCGCGCAAGACGCTCGCGGGGATGATGGACCCGGGCGCGCTCGTGAGCTTCGCCACGCGCGTAGAGCGCGAGGACGGCACATTCTCCGACTGGCGACCGGCAGCAACGCGCGCCGAAGTCATGGCCCGCTTCGACCGGCAGATCGCAGAGCGCCACCGCGACCAGTTCCAGGTCGGGCGGCAGCGCGACGGCGAGTACCGCGTCGTCGCTGCGGTGCGCGAAGAGGTCGTGCCGGTGCTGCGCGACGGCATGGAGCACTGCTCGGAGGCGACCATCCACCTCCACTCGCTGGTCCACTACCAGTTCCCGAAGGTGGTGCACTCCGGCGACTTCATGTTCCGCACCATCAGCGGCACCGCGAACGAATACTCTGACCACGCGTGGGGCACCGCGATCGACGAGTCGCCACGAGATGGCATGCCCAACGACGTGCTGTTCGTGTGGCTCGTGCGGATGTTCCAGACGGGCAACGCCGATGCGGACTACGTGCTGGGCAGTATCAACGGCGTGGTCAAGTCCGCCAGCGCGCCGGACTGGGACATCCAGAACTCAAGCGCCGCGGCGTCGCACACGTGGCACAATCACGTGTCGGTCGTCGACCACGACGGCGCGCGTCCGCCGCGAAACCCGATGATCCCATGATCGCGGCCGCGTGCGACACAGGCACCCTCCTGATCGTCACTCACGTACTCGCTTTCCTCGCGGGGGTCGGCGCGTATTCCATCATCTACTCGCAGGCCGCCGCGAAAGTGAGGAAGGATGCTCGAGAGGATTAGGGTCGGGGTCGCCCTGACGTTCATCGCGCTGTTCACAGTCTCCATCTTCACGCAGTTTCCGACGGACCCCGGTACGCGCACCATCCTCGGCACGCTTGCACTCGCCGCGGCGGGGTTCCTGTTCGGGCCGTCCATCCTTGGGCGCAACCGCAAGGAGGAGAAGTGATTCCTGAAGGTACGACGTTCTGGGGTGTCATCTTCAAGCAGGTGCTCCTGGGGATGACCGCGTTCGGCATCGGTGTGATGCTGTACCGCGCGGCGTTCGTCGAGAGGCGGCGCCGTCGCCCTTTCCTCGTCGCCGGGTTCTTGGGCATGGCAGCGGTGCTCTTGCCCATCGCCACGGCGATCGTTCGGGCGCCGCTCATCGACCCTGACTGGCGCGCGCTGATGTTCGTTGCGGGGCTCGTCCTTGCGTCCGTCGGGTTCGTCGGCGATGCGATCAAGCTCGGCCGCGAGCGGAAGGAAAGCGGGGAAGCATGACACAGAACGAGATCGTCTTGGCGGTCGCGGGGTTCGCGTCCGGGTTCGGCGCGTCGGCCGCGGTATTCATGCGCGTTGTCGTGCGGAAGCTGGAGGCGCTTATCGTCGCCGGTGCGCGCGCGGCTGCTGACCTTCACGACTTCCAGGACAGCGGCGTCCAGAAGGTAGAGGAACAGAACATGCACGCCGTCCTCAAGCGGATGGCGGAGGCAGAGACGAAGCTCAAACGGCTGGAAGGCCGAGAAGGGGAGGAAGCATGAAGGAGAAGTTGAAGGAGCTGCTCGGCATCGCAAAGCCCGGCGGCCTGGACGACCTCGCGATCCGCGCGCTGAAGTCAGCGCTCGCGGCGTTCGCGGCGTTCGTCATCAAGGAGGGGCTCGGCAACCTGGACCACACTGCCGCGGCCGCAGCGATCGACGCGGGGTGGGTGGCTGGCGCCACCGTCGTCCTCAACGCGATGCTGCTCCTCGCGCCCGGTGACCCCGGCCAGAAGACCGGCGACGACGAAGCGGTCGACGCCGACGCGCCCAACGCACTCGACGTACGGCGCGCGGTGCAGGAGTCGCCGCCGTCCGTCTAACGACCACCGCCCAACCCACAACGGAAGGGAGGTGATTGCGGATGCCAGAAGACAAGGAGCCAGAGATGGATCCACGGACGGCAGAGGTGAAGAGGCCTGCGCCTCCCGGTTTCGTGCCGGGAGACAACTGGAACAGCGACGCCGCGCGCGCTGCGTATGACGCAGCCGGGCACGACTTCGACGACATCCAGGCAGGCATCGCGCCGCAGACGTTCGCGGATGGCAGCGTGGCACCCGGGACTGCCCCGTCAGACGACGTGCGAGCGTTGCTCGACGAGGCAGACTCGCGCGACGAGGCGAAGCCTCAGGACGCGAGCAAGCCGGAGCCAGCGCCGTCGACCACGAAGGCCAAGTCGTAAGCTCCCCGCAAAGGAAAGCGCCCCGCTCACAACTCGCGAGCGGGGCGCTTTGCGTTGCGGCTCTACCAGCGGCCGCCAGCGATCGCTTCACGCATCTGCGCGAAGCTCTTGCGCGCGGCGTCCTGCATCTCGTCGCTCTTGCGGTGGCGGAGGAAGTCGCCGCTGTCTTCGACGTACCAGCGGCCGAGCTTGCTGCGGACCCATTCGCCCAGCTCGTCGCGGCTGAGGCTCACGTCGTTGGCCGCGACCACGACCGCGCGCAGAACACGCGGCTGGGTGGACGGCCGCACGAACTCGAACTCGCCGCTGAAGCCGTAGCCAGTAGTCTCCATCTCTGCCTGCAGGTCTTCCACGGTGACGCTCATCGGTTGGCCTCCTCAGCCGCTGCGAACAGGCGGTCGCGCCGTGCAACCGCTTCTTGGTAAAGCTGCTCGGCCCGCTCGCGGTGCGCGAGAAGCCGCGGGTGACGCGCGGACGAGGCCAGGTTGACCGCGCGCTCTGCAGTCTCAAGGACCCACACAGCGTCCGCGCGCTCTAGCGTAAGGCTGATCTGCGAGTCGCTCATCAGTCTCTCCAGTCTTCGTCGTGGTCCCAGTTCTCCATGGCCAGCTCGTCGTCCAGGCAGGGCCCGCAGGGCTCGCCGTTCGGCCGCGCTGGGTGGCCGGCGCTGCAGTAGACCAGGCCGCCGCGAATCTCGCCGCGCTGGTCGGCCGCCTTCAGCTCTTGCTCTCTTGTGTTCATGACGAAAGCATAGCACGGCTGCAGGCCCCGGCCATAGGCCAAAGGGCCTATCTTCAAGATGGCCCAGAATGACTATGGTCAGCCCGCGGCCAGGCGTGCTAATCTACGTCCAGCAGCAAGACCGGAGATCAGCTCGAACGGAGCCAGACCGGAGATCGGCTGCTAGAAGCGCCGGAGCAAACCGCCGGTGGGCCCGTAACGGAGGCGCACGTCGGGGACGCGGAGCGCGGGCGACATTCCCCGCGAATCAGCGAAGGCGCGCAGCGAGCGGAACGTCGCGCTCGCGAGCTGGGCCGCATGGCGCGGGGCCTACTCCGCCCGCTCGTCGGAACAGGAGCCGGACGTGCGGGCCCAGCTCATCAAGCAAGGCCGAGAGGTTGGCGAACCGCAAAGGCGGGGAAGGCCAGCCGCGGGACGAGAAGCACCGGCGGCCCCGCAGCTCTCGGCCTTCTTGCATGTTCGGCCGCGGCGCGCTAGCATTGCCGCTGGAGGTGATGCCCTGATGGATCCGCTGACGATTGTGCGAGTCTGCTTCGACGACGGCGCGACGCAGTGCGTACTTGCTGGCGACGTGCGGTGGCAGAGCAACGACGACGTCACGTGGCCAGAGGTCGACGGTCGCCGCGTGACGGTCCTGTAGTCGCAAAGCGAAGAGGCCCAGCTCCGCGCAACTGGAGCTGGGCCTCTGGCTTGTGGTGGCTAGCTGCTGGCGGAACTCCGCCCTCCGCCGACGAGCGCGCGCGTGACGAGCACCGCCACGAGCGACGGCACGAACCCAAGCTCTGGGATCGCTGGGACGAACTCGTGAAGGTAGTCGGTCCCCACCATCACGATCAGCGGCGAGATGACGATGGCCAAGACGATCATCCCGAGCAACGCCGTTCCCGCAACTCCCGCGCCGAGCGCGTTGCGCGCGGCACGCTTGCGACGCCGAGCCGGTCCGCTGACCGGGACGCCGATGTACTTTCCATCCATGCTGCCTCCTTGTCCGTGTGGTCCGCGCAACGAGCACCGGCGACCTTCACCCTCCCACTCGCTGCGCGCGCCACACGGGCGCGCTGGTGCCTTACGTTCGCTTCCTGCCGGTGATCACCGCCGACACGCCTACCGCTGCGAGAGCGAGGGCCACGAGGCCGAGAGCGATCGCCTCAGACGACGCGCCCGTCAGTGCCGTCCCGCCGTTGCCCGGCGTGTTCTTCTTCGGGCCGTGCGCGGGCGCGGGGCTCGGCGACTCACTGGGCGCCGGCGTCGGGCTTGGCGTCGGCGAAACCGACGGGCTCGGCGACGGGCTCGGGCTCGCCTGCGCAGGCGGGCATGGGTGCTCCGCGTCGACGATGAAGTCAACGCGGCCGTCATGCTCGTGCTTCGGCGCGCCGGTCTCCTCGTCGATGTGGGCCGAGGGGTTCGCCGTCGTGATGATGCTGTACCCCGCGTGCGTGTTCCCGCCCGTGGCGGATCCGACGGGGTGACAGATGGTCGTCTTGGGCTGCTTCGCGAGAGCCGCACCGCTGCCGAAGCCGATGAACCCCGCGAGCGCAGCCGCAAGAGCAACGACCAACGTCGCCCCCCTGAGCTTGCTCCTCATGCTGTACCTCCTTCTGGCCTTCCCGGTCGCCGTCCGGAGTGCCGTTCTGGGCCCTGTGGAGGCCCGTGTGACCTCGGGCTCGTGCCCGAGGGCGCTACTGCTGGCGGTGCGAGAACGAGGCTCAGAAGGCCTCTTTCGGCACCGTGCCGGACGTGCAGCCAGGGCACGCTGCCTTGGCCTCCGGCGTGTCCTCGTGCGTCCACGCATGGGTGACGCTGCCGCCACCGTTGGGGAGCCGCTTGTCTGGCGGCGCCGTTCGCTCGTGGTAGACGGTTCGCCCGCCGTCAGCGCCCAGCTCGATCGCTGTTCGCAACGCCATCGCTCTCACCTCCCGCCCTGTCGCGGGCCAGCGCCTGGAGAGCGCTGACTGACACGTCGGGGACGATCACGTCAGCCGCCTCGCGCGCCAGCTCCAGCCGCCGCCAGAAGTCGTCGCCCATGCCGCGTTGCTCACGCATTGAGGCTCACCTCCGCGACCGTTTCCTCGTCGACCAGGCCGGCGCTGACCAGCTCGTCCAGCACCTTGCTCTGCGTCACCAGCTTCTGCAGCCGCTCGATGTCGATCACGACTCGCGACTCGCTGATGCGCGGGCCGCCGCGGTACTGCGGTGTCCAGTACGTGTCAGCTCCGAGCGACGCTGCGACCTTCCGCATACGCTCTTCCGTTGCGCCCTTCGCGGCGCGCTCCGCCGCTTCCTCTGCGTCCCAGCGCGCTCCGCTGAAGACTTGCTTGCTGCACTGACGATCGCTCATGACTTCTCCTCGTCCGGCCGCGGCGGAACCGCGAGCCTTGTCCTGAAGCTGAGACCTGTACCCGGCAGCGATGCCGACGCGCGAACGTCGCTGCGCCCGCCGATGCTGAACGGGCCGACCTTCACGCGGATGCCGCGACGCGACACCGTGAACGGGCCGAGCCGCTTAGCCCAACGCCAGCTCACTTGAACACCGCCGCGGCCATCTTGCGGTCGGGCACGTCGCCCTCGACACGCGCGACCTCGCCCAGTGCGTCGTACTCAACGACGCCGACGACGGTGTAGCGGCCGAGCAGCGCGCCTGTCTGGTCGTGCCGGACGGCAGCCATGTGGCCGATCGCAACGCCGCTCAGGACGCCGCTGCTGATGAGGACGCGCGTGGGGCGTGTCCGCTCGGGCTTGCTCATGATGTACGCCACCGAGCCGCCCATCCACCCCTGCCCGAACTGTGCGGTCTCGGGCAGAAGCGGATGGAAGCGGTCGTCCAGCGGCGCGATGTGGAAGGTGTCGTTCATGCGAGCCTCTCTCCCCTGATGCTGCCCTCGCGAGCGATCACCGCGAGCGGGCTGTCGTGGAGGGCGCGGACTGCTGGGCCATGCGAGTCGCTGCTGACCCAGTTGCCGTAGCCGTCAGCGACGCGCGTCAGGTTGCGCTCTGGCGCGGGTTCGCTGCGGTCGTCCTCGTCGATGTCGGCGTCCCATGCCCACTCGGACTGGGGCTGCACGCCGTTGGGCAGTGGCTCGTTCCACGCCATGTACGCGCGGTCCGCTGCCTCGCGGATGTTCCTCAACGGAAGCTCCTTCCTGGCGAGCGCTGCTCGTCCATGTCGAGTCGCCGCGCCTTCTGTGGGATGCGGTCGACGGGCTTGCTGCTAGCCGTGCCGTCGGCGACGTGCTCCATGCAGAAGTCGTCAGCGACCTTGACTCCGCGCGAGTCGTTCCGCACGTAGCCCTGAACCGTTCCGTTCAGCGTGACCTCGCGGTACTGCATCCTCGCTCCTTCGTCCGAGCGGGCCCACCCGACTTGCCTCCTCAGCGAGCTTCCTGGCCGGAGCGTCTGGGCGGTGGGTCCCGCTTGCTGCAGGCAAAGTATACGCACGGCTGCGACCGCTTGGCAACCCCTTTCGCGAGATTCCTATACGTGCAGCTCAGGGCACCTGTTTGGGCCGTCGAAGCACGTCGATGCGCTGCACCATGGCTAGCGGAACGTGCGTCGTGCAGCGGCCTTCGTCGTCGAGGCCAGGCTCGCTGACGACGGTCACGACTGGCTTGAGGCGGCGGAGCACGCCGTACGTCGTCACGGGATAAGCGTCCTTCCAGTCCCGCTCTGTCGACGTGTCGTGATCGCACCACGCGTCAAGCCAGTGGAGCGCGACCTCGTCGCCGAGCCGCGGCTTGCGTGCGGTCATCGCTTCACCTCCAGCTCCGGAACACGTACCGTCCAGTCAGGCGCCGGCAGCGGTGGCCGCGGCGGGAACGGTGGTGGCGGATCGTCGGGGAGCGGGTCAAGCGGGCGGTCCGTCCAAGCGTGGAACGCGATGCCCAGCAAGAAGCCGATGCCGACGCCGATCGCCAGCGCCCAGACGAAGACCTCGCTCGCGGTCATGACGTCTTCTCCCAAGGCGCGCGCGCAACGGTGAGCCCCGCGCGACGGCATCGCTTCACCCAGCGGCCGCGCGCTCCGCCGTCGTCCGTCTGCCCGCTGACCTGGACGGATCCGTCGCGGCGGTGCACGTAGGTCGTCGACGCGATGCCCTCAGCCTTCGCGAACCCCTTCGCGAGTGCCGCGCCCACGTCGCCGCCCTCCACTACAATCGTCACGCGCTTCATGCTGCTCCCTCCTGCGGGTGGCCCGCCTTCCGGATGTACCAGCGGTCGGACTCGTCGGCAGAATAGACGAGCTTCCCGTCGCCGATCGCGCGCGCCCACTCGAACGAGCGGAGCCCATGCGGGAGGTTGGGCCAGTCGGCCGTCGGGTAGGCGAGCTTCTCCGTCAGCTCCCAATGCTCCTCGTAGACGTGCAGGCTCGCCGCCTGGTGAACGTACAGGCCGACCGGCACGCCCAGCATGTTCGCGACCGTCGCTTGAAGCTGGCTGAAGACGAAGGCATCGTACGCGAGGCCATGCCACGCGTCGTTGGCCCGCATCGTCACGTGACAGTCGAGCTTCCCACGCCGCACCAGGAACTGGAGCTGCGTGGTGCAGGGGTAGTTCTTCACGCCCTCGATGCTGTCGCGCAGCGGATCCCAGACGGTGACGACGGCGCGCCGCGACTCCGGGTCCTCACGCAGCCGCCGGATGACGAGGTCAAGCTGCGGCCGCACGCGCGGGCCGTACGCGCCGTGAAACGCGCCCTGGTCGGCGAAGTCGCGCAGGTGCGGGTTCACCGCGAACAGCGCCTCTGCGTCGCTGTACCCGCCCATCACCTGCAGCGCCTCAACGGCCGCAAGGTTAGTGGAGACGCCGCGGCCCGTGCCGATGGGGAGCATGGGCGCCTGCGCCGGGGCGATGAGCGTGACCGCGAGAAGCTCGCGCGTCAGCAGTCCTCGCGGTGACGCTTCCGCGCCGTGCGTCATCACCTGGTCGACGACGTCCACGTATCCCTCGATGAAGTCGTCGAGCCGCATCGTCAAGCCGTACGCGCTGCCGCTCATTCGAACCCCCGTTGGATGTCACGCACGACCTCGGGCTCGTCGCCGCGAGCTTTGAGCCGCGCTGCCGCCGCGCGCGCACGTGCGCCGCGGTCGTCGATCGCTTCTGTCTTCAAGTTCTGCTCGTCAATGGGCGTACTGGGCGGCGCGTCCCAGTCGATGAACGTCGGCTCGCTGTCGCCGAACGCCGTGACCTCGACGCGGCCGCGCGCCTGAAGCTCGCTGCCGCGCTCTTGCTCGTCGAGCATCGCCGCCAGGATCAGCAGGTAGTTCACCGCGTCGCCGATACGCTCCGCGATGGGCTCGCTCAACGACTCGCGTGTCTTGATGTAGTGGACGATGGCATCCCAGTGCTTGGAGAGGTAGACGTACAGCACCGCGATGGAGTCAACGCCGATGACGTCCGCGCCGCGCGCGAAGTTGCTGTTCACGTCCGCTTCGCCGCGGCTGTACTCCGTCCCCTTGTCGCGCATCACCGCGCGGCAGTGGTCCTCCAGAAACTTCTCGATGAACGCTGCCCGATCTTCCGCCTTCACGCTTCCTCCTTCATCGCGTCGCTGCCCGCCCACCGCGCCGCCATTGCCGAGACCTGCACCAGCTCTCCACGCAGGAGCGCGACGTCTACTGGACGGCCGTGGTCAGCCGCCTCGTTCAGCTCCCGCGCGCATTCGCCGACCTCCTCCACGACGACGCGCAGGAAGCTCTCGTGCGCGTACTCCCGCTCCTCGCCGGGGAACTTAGCGCGCGCGGACTTCAGCTCCGCGAACGCGTCGCTGAAGAAGGCAAAGTCCGCGACGTTGCGCGCGACCTTCACCCGGTGCTCGTCGATCTCTTCCTGCCCGAAGCTCATCGCGTCCTCCTGTTCGCTTTGCCGGCGCCGGCGTTGCCGAACGCCTTGCCCGTCATGGCATCCTCGCGGAACTTTGCGAGCCGCACTTCGCGACGTGCTGCCGCGTCGCCGAGTCCGCTCGCCTTGCGGCTCTGCAGCCCCTCGCTCTTGCTGTCGCGTTGCTGCCGCTCGCGGAACAGCGAATGGATGTTCGTCGCCCCGCCGCTCTTGTCCGCCCACGTCTTCGCGACCTTGGCCTCGAACACGAGGTTGACCTTCAGCTCCATGCTGTGGTCGCGCGCGAACCCGTTCTCGCAGTGGTCGCGGAGACGCGCGAGCGAGCCGCGGTTCCAGCCCGCGAGCCGCTCCCAAACGATCTCGTCGTGCACCTGCACCAGCGTGGCAACCTCGTCCGACATCTCGCGGCCGACCACGACCATGGCACCGGCGACGATGTCTGCCGCGCTGCCGCTCATCTTTGACGATACGGCCTGACGCTCAAGCATGAACCCCGCCTTCTGCTCCTCCTCGCTGTACCACTGGCGCGCGCGCTTGCGACGCCGCGCCCAGTCCGCGGGGAAGGCTAGGTGGCGGTAGCGGCCGCCGAGCGTGATGATGTGGCCGTCGTGGATGGCTTGCTTGATGATGCTGTCGAGGCACGCGAAGTAGTCTGGGAAGACGGTGTGGAGCTGGTCGATCAGCTCGTGCGCCGCCTCCGTCATCGCTTTCGTGACGAGCCCGCCCGCCGCACCGTACTGCCGCGTGCCGGAGTCCTTCATGGTGATGCCGCTCTGCCCGTCAATCACGATCAGCTGCGCGAGCTTCCCCGCGCCGGCGCCGTACTGCAAAGACAGCAAGCCTGTCTTCATAAGCCCGCGCTTGGGGTGTTCCTTCGTCGCGTCGCCGCCCCAGAGGATGCTGGCCGCGAGCCCGTACAAGTCGACGTCTTCGCGGTACGCCTTCAGCAGGACGGCGTCCTCTGAGTAGTGCGCCGCGACGCGCTGCTCTAGTTGCGCATAGTCGCCGAGTGCAAGCCGCCCACGGAACAGCGAGCGGACCGCGTTGCCGTACTGCCCGTGCGCGGGGATGTTCTGCAGGTTCGGCTCCGCAGACGAGAAGCGGCCGGTGACGGTGCCCGTCCGGTTGAACGTGCCATGCAGCCGACCCTCGTGCGCGAACCGCGGGAACTTCGCGAGGAACGAGCCTTCGAGCTTGTCCAGCTCGCGCCACAGCACCAAGTCGGCGATGAAGTCGTCCTCCGGGTTCGACAGCACTAGCGACACCGACGACGTTGACGGCTGAGCGTGTTCCTTGTCCTTACTCTTCCAGTGGACGGACGAGCCGAAGCCGTGCTCTGCCGCGCGCAGGCCGCGACCCTTGCCGATCCATACGCCGTGAACGTAGTCACGGCCAACGCGCGTCGCCTCGAAGTTCTTGGGCAGCCCCGCCCGCACGCGCCGCCGGTTGAGCACCAAGGCGCGCGGGTCCTCGTCGTCGTCCTTCGTCTTGCGCGGCGTGTCGGCGAAGACCGTCCGCATGCGCGCGGTCATCGGCAGCACCGCCTTGACTTCGACGCGCTCGCCCTTCGGCGTGAACAGCAGGCGTGCGACCTGCGGCGGAGACGCAAGGTTGACAGGCACGCCCGCGTGGTGCTGGAGCATCGCCTCCAGCGCGTCGGCCTCCGCGCGCACAGAGCTCCGCAACGTCTCGTTGAGCTCCTCGTCAAACGGCAAGCCCCGCGACTCCATCAGCACGAGCTCACGCGCGAGGGGCACCTCGTCCGCAAGGAAGAGCTCCCACAGGTTCTCGCGCTGGAGCTCGCGCCGCAGGTACTCGTACAGCCGCGCTTCCTCGTCGAGGTCGTCGCCGTTGTAGCGATCCATCACGTCGTCGGGCACCTCGTCGAGCGGCAGGAACTTGCGGTCCTCGCCGTCAAGCGGCCAGATGTCCGTCGACCAGACAGGCTCGTTCGCACGCTGGACGATGGGCTTGACGATGCCCTCGCCGAGGTACGTCATCATCAGGTCAGAGAGCTTCAGGTGCTGCTCCTCGTCTAGCAGCCACGCCATCTGACGCATGTCGTGGATGTCTGTCTTCGGGCCCAACGTCGCACCGTCGAGCAGCGCCCACCGCGCGTCGAAAGCGGTGTGCTCTACGATCACGCCGGGCCGCTTGAGGAGTGCGCGCATCTCGCGGCGCGCAGCGGGCATGCGGTGAGACGTGTCGCCGATGCCGGCGCGGAGCAGCTTCGCCGTCCACGGCGTCTTGCCCGTCGTCTCGATGTCGAAGACTGTGAAGTCATCGCGCGTCATGGCCGGCGCTCCTCGTATCGCTTCAAGTACGCGACCACGCCCTCAGCGCGGCGGATCGACGGATCGCGCGCGAGGAGGTAGCGGTTGTCCCACCAGCATGTGAGTCCGCGGACGTAGCGCGCGCGCTCCGCGTCGGGCAGCTTCGACCAGCCGCGGCGGTGCTCGTGGTCGGTGACGAACTTCCCTGTCTTGGGGAACTCGCCGCACACGCCGCACGTCCAGCCCTGGTCGTGGAGGATGGTGAGCCAGTCATATTCGTTCAGGCCGTACTTCTCCAGCGTCGCGGGCGCAGGCAAGTGAACGCCAAGCGCGCGCGCCCTCTTACGCAGCCCCGCGAGGTTCATGCGACCAGGCGGCTTCACTCGTCGCCTCCCCACGTCAGCGTCACGCCGTGCTTCCACTCCAGCGCCAGCGCTTCGCTCGTGCGCCCCAGCACCTGGCCCTCGTAGCGGAACGGGTTGCCGAAGCGCCCGCTCTTGTAGTTGGTCATCAGGAAGTGCATCGGCTTGTCCCGCTCCCACTGCTGCGTGCGCTCCATCCCGATCGCTACGTCGACTTGCTGCCGCTTCGCCGACGCGTCGCGCGGCTCCTCCGGTCGCTCGAAGCCGGTGTGGTCGATGACGACGAACGTGGCGCCGGTCTTGCGCATCAGCCAGCGGATCACGCGCGCGAACTCGATCGCCTTCGCGTTGCCGTCGCCGCTGTCGTACCGCTGCGCGAAGACGTGGGAGTACGTGTCGAGGATCACGAGGTCACGCCCCATCTCGCGCTCCGCCATCGCGCGCGCCTGCGCCGGGTCAGCGAGGTTCACCAGCTGATTCGTCACGCGCAGCCGCGAGCCGTCCAGCGCCATCCGCTTGAACCGGTGGCGGTCGACGTGCGGCGGGTTCTCCAGCGAGTAGATAGTGGACGTGTAGCCGCGCAAGCTAGCCTCCGCCGCGAGCAACCCAAAGACCATCGACTTGGCCGCTTCCGCCGCGCCGTAGACCAGAACGTAGGCGTTGCGCGGGAGCACCGGGTCGACGATGTATGCAGCGGGCTCGTCGTCGCCGTCGAGGTCAAGCCAGAAGTGTTCCGGGTCGCCCTCCTGCTCGTCCTCGCCTTCGTCGTCACCTGGGCCTCCCAGAAGGCTGCCGGGAGACTCTTGAGTAGGTGCACCGCGGTCAGGCAGCGCCGGCGCCGTACGGGGCTCCAGAAGGCCCGCAAGGATGCCGCTGGCCAGCGTCTTCTCAGCCTCTTCCTCTTCTAGCCCGATGTCAGCAGCCGCGGCCGTCAGCGCCTCACGTACCGGCTCCTCCTTCAGCTCGCCGCCAGCGATCAGCTGGCCGAGCGAATAGGCCGCGCGATTCAACGCGTCGTTCCGCTCGCCGGGGTTCGCGTCGCCGAGGCGCGCCAGCTCGTTGGCTAGCGCCTTCTCGCCGTACGCGGTGCCGTCCATGAACGGGAAGATGGAGGGCGGCGTCCGGTCCTCAGTCGCACGCTCCTGCGGCTCAGGCCGTCGCAGCAAGTCGACCATCCACTCGGGCGCGTCAGCGATCTCGCCGCGCCACTCCCAAGTGTAGGCGCCGGCGCTGGTCGTCGACGGCGGTGCGATCACGTAGCCCTTCTCCGCGCGCTTCACGTCGATGCCGTCGCCGAGCTTCCCGCGCAGGCGCAGCTCTGGGTCGACGGCGTACCAGCGATGCGAGCCGCCGCCCGCGGTCTGCACGCGCCACGTACGAGGAAAGGCGCTGCTCCCGCCGTTCGCGGTCTGCAGCGCCCTGTACGTCGCGGCCCCGCCATTGCGCGGGTCAACGTCGACGACGATCATGCCCTCAGGTACGGCGACGCCGACCAGCGCGCGGGGGTGTTTAGCCCACCACGCGCTGATCTGCTTCGCGTCGTCGCTCGCGTCTTGGAAGCCGTGCTCCGTGAGCGGCGTCTTGCTCTCGCTGCATGGGAACACGAGGAAGCCTTGCTCCGCGTACTCCAGCGCAGCGGTGAGAAGCGCGTTGGGTTTGCGCGCCGTCATCTGCAGGACGTACTCAACGGAAGGAGCGTGACGGGCATCCCGTTCTTGCGGCTCTCTTCGACCGCGACGATCACGCCTGGCTTTCCGCTCACGTCTACGATGCGGCCGACGATGCGCCGCTCGCGGTCGTTGCCGGTGAGCGTGAGAACGTAGGGGTAGCCGTCTGCCCGGTTCGCGTTGAACTTCGAGCCGCGAAGCACGATGCCGTCTGTGAACATGACACGCACGCCGACGATGCGCGTGCGGTTGAGGTCGTCACGCTCTGCGCGCAGCTTCTCCAGCCGCTGCTCTGCAAACGTGATCTCCCTGTCCAGTTCTTCCATGCTGTCCTCCTTGCTCTGCCGCGGCGAGCGTGGATGCTCGTGCGGTCCGCGAGCCCCAGCGCCGGCGTGGCCAACCCGCCCGTACGCTTCAGGTGACACTGGGACTCGCGCGCCGCACGGACGCGCTACTACATGGAACCTTTACTTGGCCGCAGCCTTGCGAGCGGCAGGCTTGCGTGCGGCCGTCTTCTTGGCAGCCGCAGGCTTGCGCGCCGTCGTCTTCGCAGGAGCCTTCGCCTTCATTGGCTGGGCCTCCGCGTTGCGAACGAGGATGGAGCGACCGACGCGCTCCAGCTTCGCCAGCGGCGGGTCGTTCTTCGGGTCCTCGAGGAACTTCTCCATCTTGCCGAGGACACGGTCGCGCGACTCCACGCTGCCGATCGGGAACGTGATGACGCGCTCCTCGTCGTCGCCCTCGTCGTCCTGCAGGATGACAGTCGCGGCGAACCGCTCGCCGTACTGCGGGTGGTCATCGACGCGAAGCGCGATGATCGGGAACGCGATGCCGTTGGCGATGAGGTCGTTCTTCTCGTCCTCGCCGACGTACGACCCGCCGCCCTCGTCCGGGTTCTCGTCCCAGAAGTTGCTGCCCATGCGGTCCTCCTTCTCTGAGCGATTGGCTCAGTTCTCGTAAGGCTGGCTCAGGCCCTTGCGCCCGCGCCAGCTCTTGACTTCCACCGCGAGCTTCGCCGCAGCGTAACCCGTCGCGATGTCGAGGTCGTGAACCTCGCAGCGCGCTTCACCAGCGGGCAGGTGAACGATGAGCGCAGACTTCTTGTCGATCCGCGGCACCTTCACCAGCTCGCCCTTCTCTGCGTCCCAGTAGTGCGACGCGTTCGCGTACATCGATTGCTGGATCGCATGGTCCAGCTCGCTGAAGTGGACGGTCTTGCCCGTCTTCACGTCTGCGATGCGCGGCAGCTTCCAGCCGCTCGCCTTGACCAGCCGGTCCAGCGTGCCTGCGACGCCCAGCTCCACGTTGAGAACGATACGCTCGATCCAGCCGGGCACCACGTCTAGGCCCAGCTCGTCCATGACGGAGCCGTAGACCTCGACGTCGCGGTCGTACGGCGGGCCCAAGTCATGCGGCTCGCCGCGGTCGACCGCCTCCGTCGCGGCGTGGATGGCCGTCCCGATGTTCGCGCGCTGCTCTGTGTTCCCCGCCTCCAGCGCGTCCTTTACGACCTTATTCAGCGTCCGCTTATTCGTGCGGTGAGTCTTCACCAGCGCGAGCAAGTCAGGCCGCGATGCGAGGCCGAGGGCGACCATCCGCTGCGCCCAAAGCTCGAGGTTGTACCTGTCGCTCAGGATGCCGCTGACGGTCGTGACGCGCGTCCACGGCTGCTCGACGCCCGTCTCTGGATGCGGCAGCAAGTACCGCCCCCAGCGATCGCGCTTCGGCTCGCCGGTCTTCTGGTCGAAGTGCTTGTCGCGCGGCATCAGCGGTTCCTCTTCGCGAGGTGCAGCCCGCCGGTCCGCTCGCGCCGCTCGCGACGCCCTTCCGGCGACGCCTTCTTGACGGACCCGGGCTTGCGAGTGCTGCCGTCCTTTGTCGGGCGGTAGCCCTCCTGGCGCCGGCGCAAGCGCGCCTGCCCCTTCGTCTCGCCGCGCATCTGTGGCTTGGTCGTCATCACGCCTCCCGTAGCGGTGTCGTGGCCACGCGGTGCGACCCGCGCGACTCGCCGCCACACTCGTTGCAGCGATACTTCTGGAACCGGCCTGCCGTGGTGCGCGCGAACCCGTTCTTGACGAGGCTCTCGCTGCCGCAGCGGGTACAGCGCATCAGCGCGTCGCCCTCGTACAGCGCGACGTTAGGATGCTTATCGATCCACGGAAGGAGCAGGTCGTACAGGTCGACGAGAAGCTCCACGTCCTCGCGGTTGTACGCCTCCATCTCCTCGCGCGCCGCCTTGTCGCCCTCCAGCACCCGCCGCCAGAGCGAGAAGTCAGTCTTGAGTTTCCCCTGGCGCAGCTCCAGTTGCTCGGCGACGTGTTCCAGCTTCCCACTCGCGAAGCGGAAGCGCGTCTTGATGGTGCGGTACAGGTCGATCGTCTGCGACCGCGACGGCGGAACGAGCCCGCCCTCCAGGAACTCGCGGTTCATGTGGCGCTCGTCGAACGTCGCGCCGTTGAAGTGAACGACGGCGTCGGCCTTGTCAAGCGCGCCGTGGATGCGGCGCACCATGCGCGTCGGCCCGCCGCGCTGCCACTCCGCTGCGAACTGGCTCTCGCTGTCGCCGTCAAACTTCCACGAGACGCAGAGCATCCGCGTCGGCTCGATCAGCTGACTCAGCCCGACGTTCTCGTCGAACAGCCGCCAGACGAAGGCGACGTGCGGCGTGGTCTCGATGTCCAGGTAGAGCTTCTTCACGTGGTCGTCTCCTCGTCCGTGTCCCCCTGGCCGAGGCCCGTCGCGGCAAGCGCCACGCAGACTTGCTCCTTGATCTTGTCGAGCGCGCGCTGAACCGTCTTGTATGAGACAGCGTCGTCCAGCTCGTGAGCGATCTCGCGCGCCGACATCAGCGCCGGCCCAAAGGCCAGTTCGTAGACGCGCCGCTCAGACGACGAAAGCGAGGCCACGACGTCCCGCACAGTGGCGGCGCGTGCCTCGCTAGTGGTGAGCATGCGGGGCTCGTCGGGCGAGAGCGTATCCTCGACCGCGGCGAAGCCCGGTTCGGTGTGGGCAGGCGGCGTGACCAACCCGTCAAGGGAAGAGGTCTGAAGCCGCTCGCCCGCGGCGTCACGGAAGGTCTGAGGCCTTTGCTGGTCGCGGTCGTCCCGCGCCTGCGAAGCCTTCTCGCGTGTGAGGTTCTCGTCTGTCTTCATCATCTCGGCGATACTTCCCCCGGTTGGGACACCCTTACCGGCGCGTGCGGCGGCGGGGAGGTCCGCCGTCGGCGCTGGTCATGCCTTCGGTTGAGCCGAAGACGTGATGGTCTCCGCCCGATCCAGGGTCGCCGACACGCCGCCCGTCCTTGTAGTAAAGCGCGTCGATGTCGGCCGCGTCCCGCTCGCGCACGACGTCAGGCTCCTCCGCCTCGACGCGCGTTACCTTGAACTCCAGCTCGTCACTCATCGCGCTCCTCCTTCAGGTCGAATGTCTGCGTCTGCCCTGCACGCACCAGCAGCGTCACGCGTTGCATCTTCAGGCTGCCGTCGTTCGTCATGTCGATGCTCTCAACGAATGCTCGCACGACGTAGAGCTTTTCCTCATGCTGCATCGCTAGCGTTGCCTCCACGCCCTCCTTTACTTGTCGCGGCTCTACGTGGCGGGCGCGAAGAATGCGCCGCCATGCGTCGGTTACCATCGCAGCCACAGCCACAGCGCCGCGGCCCAGAAGCCGCTGCCGATCACGACGCCGAGCAAGATACCGCGCGCTGCTCTCAGCGGATCGTTGTCGTTCATGTTCCCTCCCCTCGCATGATCGCCACCGTGAGCGGTGGCAGGTTGTCTTCGTCCCAGCCGTGCTGCCGCAGCACGCGGCGAAGCGTGTCCTTGCCGTGCGCTGCGACGGCCTGACCTTCCGCGGTCGCGAGCCACGCGTCGCGCTCGCGAGTGTTCTCGCCCCAGAACGACTTCTCCTCTTGGTCGGGCGGGCTGCCGCTGCCCTTCGCTGTAAAGACGAGCGTCTCCTCCATCAGCGTGCAAGGTGACTCGTCGCCCTCTTCCGGTTCCAGCGGCTCGTACCCGCTGAGGCGGTCGTCGTCGCACCACGACTCGATGATCTCGCGCGCGGTCGTCCACTCGCCGTCGCTCACGTCAAGGTGCCGACGGTAGGCGTTGATGCAGTCAAGGATCAGCTGGCCCTCGCGGAGGTCGATGGTGCGCGCCATGGCCGTCTCGGGCGCGACGCTCCGCTCCCATGCTTGCACCTCAACCCAGAAGCGGCCGTTGGGCGAGAGGCTGCCGGGCGTGAGCGAAGGGTCGTCGGACATCTGGCCCGCATGCCCCCGCTCGTGGCCGAACGCGGCCTTCATGTCGCGGTAGTCGGCGCCGCTCAGGTACTCGACTTCGACGAGGATGTCGGACTCCGGGTCCTCGCGCCACGTCTGGCCGCCGACCTTCCACTTCGCTTCGATATTGCACCGCGGCGAGCCTTGCCGCTCTCGCACGTCGTACTTGGTGGCGGGCCTCATCGCTCCTCCGTCCTTCTTGCGATCACATCGGCGACCCAAGCTGCAACGCCCTCTTCGCTAGTCATCGCGGAAGGCGCCCATTCGTCGTAGTCAGCCTTGCTGCGGCCAACGTCCAGCGAGCCGTACCCGCCGCCAGAGTGGAAGCGGAACGTGTCGCGCACGTGGGTGGGCAGCGTCTCCGCCAGAGCGAACATCGCGCGCCGCAGGCTGCTGGGGTGTGCGACGTAGAAGGCGAGCAACCCGCCGTGGACTGGCTGGTCGGTGGTCTGCACGTTCAGGCGAAGCTCGATGCGGTCGCCGTTGCGTGCCTTCACCGCGAAGACTGCATCGACGGCCGTCGGGTACCCCATCGCGCGGAGCCGCTCGACGACTGCGAAGACGGACTGCCCGACTCGCATCATCTGGGCGGCGGACACGTTGGCGCTGACGCTCATGTCCACACCGATCGTCACGACTGGCTTCGCGACGGGGACGCGCCGCATGTCGCCCATGCAAAGCTCCTCGCCTGCGAGGAACGCGCCAACGTCCGGCTCGCTGCCCTCCTCAGCGAGAAGGTACTCGAAGGCGGGCACCTCCTCGACGTGGAACTCAGGCAGCCGCGAACCGATCAGCGCCGCGCCCTCCTCCCAGCCGTGCCGCGCGTACTCGCGAGCAGTCGCAAGGTCGGCGCCGGCCCAGTGAGTCCGCTCGTCGTTGTCGATGCCGGAGGCGTTGCGCCCGTCGTTGGCGCGGGTTCCGTCGAGAGCGTCGCACACGTTCCAGACGGTGAAGTAGTGCGTCCCGTGGTCGGTCATCGTGACAGCCCCATGAGGTCGTTGGCGCGGCGAGTCTCAAGCGTGCCGACGGCCGTCGTCATGATTGCGTCCTTGACGGACCAGCCGCGCGCGGCGAGTGCAGCAACTTGCATGCTGGCTCGCGGCGAGACGATTATCTTGACGCCCTCAGCCTCGACCCGCGCGCGGATCTTGCGAACCTCTTCAAGGACTGCGAGCCCGACGTTCTCGTCGCCTTCAGCAGCGGCGATGGTCAGCTCCCGCTCAAGGCTCTCGTCGATTCCGACGTACACTCGCACGAAGCGGTCGAGTGTCGCGGGGTCGACCTTGAGGCGGCCAACGAACTCTGCGGTCGGGCCGTTGCCCCACGTGTTCGCGGTTGCAACGACGCGGAAGTCAGCGTGAACGTCGACCGTGGCGTCGGGGAACGCGACCTTGCCGTTGCTCATCGCGGAGTTGAGCGCCGCGAGGAGCGACGGGTTGCCGTTGTCGATCTCGTCCAGCAAGTACACGCCGCCGAACTCCAGCGCGTCGCGGAGTGCAGTGCGGTGGTACGTGCCGCCCGCATCGATGAGGCCCATGAGAGCGGAGCGCGTCATCGAGGAGTCGCAAGCGATCATGTAGAAGCCGACACTCAGAGTCTCAGCGGCCTGACGCGCAAGCTCCGACTTTCCGGTGCCCGGCGTGCCCGCCAAGTAGACGTGCCGTCCGGCCTGCAGAGCGGAGACGACTTGCGGCAGCCGCGCGTGGTGCGGCGTGGGGAGCTTGGGAAGGTCGCGGAGCTTGGTGACTTGCGGCCGCTTGCTGGGGTCGTAGTCGACCAGGTGAGCGGGGCATGCAGGGCAGCGGCCGTCCATCAGTCGCTCGGCCGTTGCGTCGGTGAAGACGTGCGAGCCGTGACCGCTCGGGCACCACATGGTGCGCGGGTACTCTGCGATCAGCGAGCCGTCTTCGCCGTGACGACGGGCAGCCTGCCGCGTCCGCTCGCAAGGGCGGCACGGGCCACGGAGCACCGTCGTCGACCCGTACGTGCGGCCGTCCTTCAGCAAGGTTGCGCTCTCGCTGTAGGCGGTGCCCTTGTAGAAGTTGTCCAGCGTTGCGGGCATCCACTTGTCGCAGCGGGTACAGAAGCCGGTCAGCTCCCCATCCTGCTCTCGCTTCAGTCTCACGGTGTCGCCTCCTGTTCGCTCTCGTGTGGCTCTCTGACAAGCAGAGCATACGACGCGCTTGGGTCACTTGGCAACCCTTTGAGCGATATTCCCATAACCGCAGCTCAGGACGTATGAAACTCTTCGCTCAGTGCTCTACGGGACGCCATGACACGAAACTCATGACGTGACGCGTACTAGAGGAGTCATCGACGAGCAGGCCTGATGTCCCAAGCGGGGGAAGTATCGCCGGGACCTTTCCGACCTGAGCGAGGAGCGATGAGCCGTGCGCGAGTAGTCTGCCCGAGAGACGGCGAGGTGATCGTCGAAACGAAGGGCCTCGTGATCGACGACGAGGACCACGTTTACCGGTTCACCTGCCCGCGATGCGCGCTGCCCATCGAGAAGCAGATGGACGACGCGATACGCGAGATCCTCCGCGGCGCGTTCGCTCCAACGCTTGACGAACTTGTCGCCTCTGGCGCGTCGGTCCTCGCGAACGACGCGAACATCTGGCGAGAGCTGCTGAAGACTTGAGTTCGGCCAAAGGACAGGGCGCGCGCAGAAGCGGCGCCTGCCGACCGACTCGGCGGGTGCGGGTGTGAGCAGAAGGGCCCACAAGCCTGACGAGCCGCCCGCCCCGCCTACCACTTGGGGCAACCTGCGCTTTCAGACGCGCGGTCGACCGCGCTGCGTTGCCCCTACACTTGGGAGGACACCCATGGGAGAGAAGACGAAGCGCCGCACGCGTGACGAGCGAAAGCAGATCCAGCGGTCCCTCGTGGCCGCTGGATTCTCGCGTGCAACGGCGCGGCGCGCTGTCTGGGGCAACGACCGCAACGAGATGCTCGCCGACGGCCGGGAGCGATCGCGTGGCGCAACGCAGAACGCCGCCATCGCTCACAACGCCTCCAAGAGGCGATGGCGCCGGCGTCAAGCCGTCGCTGCATCGCTCGCCACGGCTGAGGCTGCGTTCTGATGCTCGCCGCGGGCCTCAGCATCGGGATGGGCTTGTTCTTCGCACTTGCGTTCCTTGCCCTCCTCGCTTGCATGCTGTGGTGGGCGAACGACGAACGTGACAGGTGATGTGGACTGACCTTGCGGGCCAAGAGCGTGGCCTTTGCGCGCTGAAGGACGACGCGCCTGCGGTCGGGCTCTGGCGCGTAGAGCGCGAGCAGAACGTCTACGAGGACCATCTAGCGAAGGTCGTCATGAAGAGTCTGGGCCCGGTGAAGCGCTTCGGCCTTCACGGGTGG